TGCAGCTCAGTGCTGATGCCGATGATCCGCAGCAGGATATCGGCCTTTTCCTTGTCGGTGGCTTCCATGAAGCGGGGCAAGTCCAGCGCCAGCGGCTCCACAAAGGCGTTGAGCAACTGCTGCCCGCTACGCCGCCCGGTGGGGTCAGTGACGGTCAGACTGGCATTTTTGCCCTTGCGTTCCACCACCACACCGTTGGAAAGCTTGACCTTCAGATGCGCCGGAGCCACGGCCCCGTCCCGCTGGGCAGCGTCCGGGCGGAAACGGTCGCCGCCGAGGGCCCATGCCAGAGCGTCCAGCACGCTGGTCTTGCCCTGATTGTTGTTGCCGCCCACGATGGTGAGGCCAGTGGGCGACGGCGTGAGTGCAACGGCCTTGATGCGTTTGACGTTTTCGGCTTCCAGAGCCGTGATCTTTACAGACATGCGGATACCTCCCCTTGAGCGGATGCGAGTGTGTGAACGAACTGGTTGATCGCGGTCTCACGCTGGTCGTTCGGCAGTTTGCGGAACTGCATTTTGGCGGACTGAACGATGCTGGTAATGGAACGGCCGGCCAGAATGATGCTGTCGTAGGCATCGCGGGCATCCTGTTCGCTGCCGGAAGAGGCCTGTTCCAGCCGCGCCTGCAGGTCGGCGGTCATCTCGGCGGCTAAGTCCTCGGCGATGTCATGGGCCCGCTGGTTTGCCCGGCGTTCCACTTCTTCCTCGTCCACCACGGCGGCGATGGGCTGTTTTTTCAGGGCCGCATTTTCTTCCTGCAGCTTATCCGCCCGGAGCTTTGCCGCTTCGGCCACCTGCCGGGAGCCGGAAAGCTGGCCCTCAGCATTTTTGGCCCGGGCTTCGGCCTTGTCGGCACGGTCTTTTTCCTGTGAGGCCTTCAGCCCCAGCCGGTTACAGTCCTTGGCGGTGCTCAGCTGGTCTGCACGGGCCTTGTCCCGTTCGGATTCGGCCCGGTCGGCACGGGCTCGTTCCCGGTCTGCCTGGTTCATGGCCTCCACCCGGTCGGTGCGGAGCTGCTGGTTTTCCTTGAGCAGATCCTGATAGGCTTTGTTCGTGGTGACCTCACCGTTCTTGACCTTCTCCACCAGCTCCGGCGGGGCGCTGGGTTTTGCCACGGCGTACAGCAGGGTGGGCGGCAAGCTTTCCAGAATGGCCTGCTGCCGGGGGCTGCTGTCAGCCAGCAGTGCGGAGACTTGCAGCAGCCGGTAGGCGCTGTCTTTGGTGATGCCAATGTGCAGGCACCATGCACGGAAACTGTCCTCTCCACGGTTGCCGTGCTTCGAGTTGTCGCATTGTGCGACAACTCCGCACAGCTCATCGTGTGCCAGTGCAATGTTGTCACCCATGTAAACAAGACCCTTTTCGGCCAGTTTCTTGCCGTGAAGATATCCGTTTTCTGCAAGATGCAGGGTCGCCACGGTCTGTTCAGGCAGGCCGGAATAATCAAACTCCGGGCACTTGTCCTCCCGAATGAAAGTCAGGGGCTTCTCCTGCGGGGCACCACCAGTCATTGAGAGAAGTGGCGCAGAAGAACCGCCCGCCGATGCGGCAGGGACCGATTCGCAGTTCTGCAGGGATGTCGCGGGGGTCGATGCGCTTGCATCCGCCCCGCTCTCCGAGGTGGTCGGCGTTGCCGCTGTGGCAGTCGGGACAGCATTCTCTGCCGTAGTCACAGCAGCATCCGCATTCTGGGCAGGTGCACATGCGAAAACCTCCTTTGCTTTTTTAATGTCGGCAAGAATCTTTTCCATTTCCTGCTGCGGTGTCATGTCCTTGCGGCTGCCATTCG